GACGGAGAAAAGTGGCAGGTCCGTCCCAAGCTCGGGACGTTCATCAAGTTCGAGAGGGAATACAAGACGCCCGTCTCGACGGCGTTCAACGAACCCAGCCTCGAGCACCTCGCGTGGCTCGCCTGGGAGGCATCGCGCAAGGAAGGCCGGGCGGTGCCGCTGTTCGACAAGTTCGTCGACAACCTCGTCGACCTGGATCTGGAGAACGATGACGCCCCTTTAGTCGACACGGCCTGACCTACCACATCGCCGAGCTCGCCCTGGCGACTGGTCAGCCGATAACAGCTTTGGTGGATGCACCACCGGAGCTGGTGAAAGCACTCAGGGCGGCGCACAACGAACGGATGAAGGACCAGGAGCGTGGCAGGCAGGCAGGTAAGCGTCGAGGGCGCTAGGGAGCTGCGGAAGGCGCTGAAGACTGTCGGCGATGAAGCCAAGGCCGGGCTGAAGGACGTGAACCTCGAGGTCGCCGAGATTGTCGCCAGGGCGGCCGTGACGAAGGTTCCAGCGCGTTCCGGGGCGCTTCGGGAAACGGTGCGGGCCGCCGGGGCACAGACCAGGGCCTCGGTAAAAGCCGGATTCAAGAAGGTGCCCTACGCCGGGGTGATTCACTTCGGGTGGCCTGCCAGGGGAATCCTCCCTCGGCCGTTCCTGTACGACGCCCTCGATGCACGCCGCGATGAGGTCATGGACGCCTACACCGACGGCATGGCTGACCTCATCAAGAAGAACGGCCTCGCCTAATGGCCAAGAAGTCGTCGATCATCAACGTCGCCGTCCTGGGCGACGCGAAGAAGCTGAAGAAGACCCTCGACGGGGCCGAGAAAAACGTCGGCAAGTTCTCCGACAAGGTCGGCAAGTCGATGAAGATCGCCGGGGCCGCTATCGGCGGCCTCGGAATCGCCGGAGCCGCAGCGGTATTCAAGCTCGGCTCCGAGTTCGAAAAGGTGGAACGCACGCTGCGGGTGGGTACCGGTGCGACCGGCGACGCCCTCGAGGCCCTCGTCGAGTCCACCAGGAACCTCGCGACGAAGGTTCCAGCGGACTTCGAGTCCATTTCGAACGCTGTCGCCGACATCAACACGCGCCTCGGGCTGACCGGCACCGAGCTCGAGGACTTCTCCGAGCAGATGCTGAACCTGTCGCGCATCACCGGGTCGGACCTGCAGGGCAACATCTCGTCTGTTACCAGGGTGCTCGGCGACTGGGGCGACATGGCCGGCACCGCCGGCGGCGCAGCCGACTTCCTGTTCTCGGTCGCCCAGGCCACCGGCATCGAGTTCGCTTCGCTGTCGGACCAGCTCGTCAACTACGGCGCACCGATGCGCCAGATCGGCTTCGACTTCGAGCAGTCGGCGCTACTCATCGGCAAGTTCGAGAAGGAAGGCGTGAACGCCGAACTGGTCCTCGGGTCGCTTCGCCAGGCGCTCGGCAAGATGGCCCGACAGGGTGAACCCGCCATCGAGACGTTCCAGCGGACCACCGAGGCGATCAAGAACGCTGGAACAGCGTCTGAGGCCAACAGCCTCGCCCTGGAGCTGTTCGGTGCCAGGGCAGGCCCGGACATGGCCGCAGCGATCCGGGAGGGCCGCTTCGAGCTCGACGACTACTTCAACCTGATGGAGGGCGGCGGCGACCGCATCAACGTCGCAGCGAAGTCCACCGAAACGCTCCAGGAGAAGTTCACGCTGTTGAAGAACCGCCTCACGGTGGCCCTCGCTCCGGCGATCACAAAGGCGTTCGACGTGATAGTGCGGGCAATGGACTCGGTCGGGCCGATCACCGAAGACGTTGTCCGCTGGTTCAAGGACTTCACCGCCTCGGAGCGGTTCCAACGGTTCCAGGCGTTCATGGAAACGGCGATGGAAGAAGTGCGCGTCATCATCGGCCGCGTATCCGACCGCATCCGCGAGTTCGCCGACTTCTTCAAGACCTACATCTCGCCCATCATCGACGCCGCCGTAAAAGCGTGGATGGTCGTCTTCTGGTCCCTGTGGGACGTAATCAAGGACGTGGTCGGACTCATCCAGGCCATCTTCCGCGGCGACATGGCCGACGTGTGGAAGCACTTCAAGGACCTCGTCGTCAACACGGTCGGCCTCATCATCGACCTGTTCATCAAGCTCCCCATGAAAATCCTCGACGCGGCAAAGCCGCTGATCGGAAAGTTCGCCCTCATCGTCTCCGACTTCGCCGTCCACCTGGTCGGCAAGATCATCAAGCTCGTCGCCGCCATACCCGGCGAGATCGTGGAGCTCCTCGCCGCTGTCGGCAAAGACCTCCTCCAGGCAGGCAAGAACCTCGGCGGGTGGCTCCTCGACGGCTTCGTGTCGGCAATCAAGGGCGCAGCTTCGGCAGTCGCGGACGCCTTCAAGAATCTGATTCCCGACTGGGTGCCAGGGTGGATGAACCCGTTCGACGGCGGCGGCTCATCGAAGAGCTCCTCGAGGCGAACCAGCAGCCTCCGACAAATGAGCACCGCTACAGCCCCAGCCACGAACCTCGGCGGCGGCATCGCGTCCCAGCTGGACCTCAGCCGTGGCTCGACGGACTGGTTCCAGAACCCTGAAACCATCATGGCCTTTCGGGGAAAGGGCCTCATGGACCAGTTCAACAAGTTCCGCTCCAGTGGCGATGTGGCGGGAATGGAAGCGTTCGCGGCGGCCGGGTGGAAAGACCCTGCGGGAAGCACCGTTGTTGTCAACGTCGCCGGGTCGGTCACCACCGAGGGTGAGCTCGTCGAGAACATTCGCCAGGGGCTACTCAAGAGCCAGCAATCCGGTAAACAGCTGGTCCTCTGATGCCGCCAGCGCCGACGCTCACCGTGACGCTGCGCTACGCGGGCGGCCCAGGGTTCGGCCCGACCCTCGAGCTGGGTTCCGCGGTCGCCACCCTCGGCACAGGCGTGTTCGGCACGTCCACGAACGATCCGATCGACATCACCTCAGCTGTGCAAACCGTCACGATCCGGCGGGGCCGCACCAGGGTGCTCGACAAGTTCGAGGCAGGCCAGGCGAGCTTCACCATGATCGACACGACCGGGGCGTTCGACATCGACGCCGGAACCGACGGCACACCGAAGCCGATGCTCCAGGTTCGAATCTCGGCGAACTACAACGGCGCAGACCGGTACCTGTTCAGTGGATTCACCCAGGAATGGGACTACCGGTGGCGAAGAGGCGTCGACGCCTCACTGATCACCGTTACCTGCGTGGATGCGTTCAGGGCGTTCACCCTGTCCGAGGTCGACTCCATAGCGGGCACCTCCGCGGGCCAGACCAGCGACGCACGGATCGACGACATCCTCGACGACATCTCCTGGCCCAACTCGGTGCGTGACCTCGACACCGGGAACACGACGCTCGTAGACGACGACGGCACGAGCCGCACGGCCCTGTCGGCGATGCAGAAGGTCAACCAGGCCGAGATGGGCGGCTTCTGGATCGACACCGACGGCGACGTGCGTTTCATGAGCCGCCACAACGCAATCAAAACCGGGAAGGGCACCCCGACCGAGTTCGACGACGACGGCACGAACATCGACTACCAGGGCATCGACTTCGAGATGGACGACCAGGTGCTCATCAACTCGGCGTCGATCACGCGAGCTGGTGGAAGCGCACAGACAGCGTCGAACGCGGCGTCGATCACGGACTATTTCCTGCGGTCATACCAGAAAACCGGGATGCTAATGGAGGACGATACGCAGGCCAAAGATCACGCTTTGTCGATAGTTGCGGCGAGGAAAGATGCCGACATAAGGGTGAAAAGCATCACGCTCGACCTGTCCGAGGATGTCACGGCCCGCGTCGAAGCCGGACTGGACCTCGACTTCTTCTCACCGATCAAGGTAACGAGGACAGCTCCAGGGTCTAATCGGGTCACCCGTTCACTGGTCGTCCAGGGTGTCGAACACCGGATTACGCCCCAAAGTTGGAGCACTACGCTAATGACCGCCGAGCCCATTGCTGACGGCTGGGTACTCGGAACAGACAAGCTCGGAACCGGCGTCCTGGGCTACTAGGAGGAACACACCATGACCTACAAGGCCGACTGGAGCACCGGGGACATCCTCACCGCCGCCCAGCAAAACGCGCTCGCGGAGCAGGCCATTTCGAGGTTCGCCGATTCGTCGGCCCGCGACGCCGCGATCACGTCGCCGACCGAGGGCCAGTTCTGCTACCTGACCGGGACGAACGCCCTGCAGTTTTATGACGGCAGCTCCTGGACGGCTACGAGTTTGACCGCCGACATCACCGAAGTCGCAGCAGGAACGAACATTGACGTGACCTCGGGCACGGGGCCGGTGCCATCGGTGGCTTTGGCAATCGACGCTGCCGTTGACATGGGAACTGACGGATCTGGCGTGGATGTCACCTTCCACTCCGACACCGCAGGCGACTACGCCCTGTGGGACTCATCTGAAGAGAAGTTGATCCTTGAGGGAACCAACGGCGCGACAGTCCTTGATGTCACCGATGGCAATGTTTCTATCGGTGACGGCACGCTCGCTGTTAGCGGGACGGTGACGGTTGGTACTGACGGTGCTGGCGCTGATGTAACTTTCCATTCCGCTACCGCTGGCGACAACATGCTCTGGGATGCCAGCGATGAGAAGTTGGTCATCACGGGCACCGACGGGGCGAACGCCTTGGAGGTCGCCGACGGTGATGTCGAGATCACCGACCAACTCACAGTCTCAGGCGGTCTAGTAGCCCCACTCCAGATCAACGCCCAGACAGGCACCACCTACACGTTCGTTCTGGCCGACGCTGGGAAGATGGTCACCTCGTCCAACGGCTCGGCGCAGACGTTGACGGTGCCGCCGAACTCGTCTGTTGCTTATGCAACTGGTACTCAGATCATCGTTCAGGCCATCGGGTCGGGCACGGCGACGCTGGCTGAAGGCAGCGGTGTGACGATCAATTCAAAGGACTCCAACAAGGACATCGACGGACAGTACGCTGCTGCGACGCTGATCAAGACCGCTACTGATACTTGGTCGCTTATCG